ACTTCTTTGAATCTCCATTCGCCATCCCCTCAAACAGTCGATCTTCTAGCTTCGCAAGCATCTGCGGGATGCCAAGCTCGGCTTCGTAGTTCGCATGTATAGAGCTATGAATCGTGCAGCCTACTGCACAGCCCTTGCCATTCTCCCAGTATTTGCCGTATATGATTTCGTCTGCCGCAGCGTGAAGCTGTACCCGTTCGAGGTACTTGGCCTTGACAGCGGGATCGTTGTGAAATGCGAGTAGCATGGAGAGACTCCTAGGTTTTGACTGTTGCAGAGAATTTTCCGCCCCGAGACTTCCATTTGTTGATTATCTGGGAGAAATCCTGAGGGAGGTCCTCCGCCATTGGGAGGCTACGAGTCTTGGTATCGCAGAGGTTATTAGAGGTGGACCAATTCCACTTAGTACCCTGACGGGTACAGAGGATAACGTCGGAGAACATGGGAGGGATCTTCGGCGGCAGGGCGCGACCGAGGGTGGAGACCATTACCTTGATGCCGCCCATTACTTGGTCGATTTCCCGCTCGATGTGAGTTATCAGGACGAAGTGGCATTTGCATCCATCGCAGATGTAGCGGAGGAAGCGCTCGATGGAATCCTGGGCAATGCCCCAATCGGGTTGGCTGCGGACGGGCTTCTTCCCAATCACCATCGCCATGACGAAGACACCGAGGCCGGTCAGTCCATCGATGACGATGGCTCGATCCGGCCCCCAAGAGTCGACCGCCCCGAAGGACTTGCCGGTGTGCTGGTCCTGGAAGTTGTTCATCACGTTGAGGAGCTTTTCGAACTGATTATTCTGCGCTCGGGTGAAATCCTGCATCTTGTGGAGGGATTCTTGGGTCATAGAGCCGATCTGCTGGGCGCTTTGTGCCATCGCAGCGAAGCCGCCAGGGAAGGCGATCTGGAGGGTGTGCCAGTGCAGATTATTGGGGACGGTCTTGCCGCGGTCGGTGTAGTAGCCGATCAGGGTCTCGAGGCCGTTCTCGAGGCCGAGGTAGAAGGTCTCGACGCCGGAATCGACGAGGGTCCCAATCGAAAATGTCTTCCCCGTGCCGGTGGCACCTTCCAGCAAGACATTAACGCCCGCTAGGAGGCTCGGCTCCGTGGTAGTGGCCGGGATTGGGGCCGCCTTCAAGGAAGGGCTTGGCGATGCCGATGCCGAGGTCAAAGGACTGTTCATGCGAGTCTTCCTGTATTGCTCTGACGTGCAGATCAAATTCTCTCTGAAGAAGGGCCATCGGCAGGTATCGGACTAAGTCCCAGTCGACCGTCCAACTGACTCGATCGTCGAGGAGCGATCCGGGGACTACCTCGCCGTCGAATCCCTGCCGACAGCCCGTGCAGAATTGGCTCTCAATCCCGAACGGGCCGCCCTTCTCGGTTCGCATCAGCGCCCACACTTCGAGGCACTTTGGACAGACCTTGGCGCGGGAGTGGATGTGGAAGCCACGCGAGTCGTCGATCTCGGGACGGTCGATCGTCACGACAGGGCAGCCCCCGATTACGATATCTACCCTCATGTGAACTCGTGCGCTCCGTAGTGGCCCTCGGATCGGCGGCATCGCCGCCCCTTGAACATCCACTCGCACCGATAGGCGTGTGGGGGGTCGCACCGGCAGCCGAGCTGGTGGGTGCAGCCCGGCCGGCTGCGCCGGGGGTGGGTCTGGGAATAAGCGAAGGCAGCCACGGGGTCGAACTGGGGCTTCACAGCCGGGTTTCGACTCGGAGGACTGGGTCCCAGGAGCGGCGCTCGAAGTATTGCTCCAGCCAGGGGGTTTCGTCCTGGGACTTGCAAACGGTGCGGAAGCCGCAGCCGCCGTACTCAGTGCAGGCGTGGTCGAGGTTATAGCGCCAGCGGCCTGTTTTCCAACAGGTCTTCATATCATCCAGCCACTCCAGCATCTCCGTGTACCAACGGGTTACCTCAAAGTCGGAGAAGTTGCAGATCGCTTCCTGCGTGTCGTAGCGCGTTTTCAGGATCGACACGCCCCGGACCAGTACCCCGCGAACGTCGAAGCCCAGTTCACGGAATCCCCAGGTATAGCCGAGGAACTGCCCACGGAGGTCCCACTGACGGGACCAAGTGGGGCCGAGGCTGGAGGTGGTCTTGTCGTCCTCAATGTAGTTGCCGCCGGCGTACTGGCAGATCATGTCGGCGCGGCCGACATAGAGGATAGGCAGGCCGGTCTCGGGGTGCATTATCGGGAGGGGGTGGGCGAAGCTGACCTCAATCGCCCGCTTGCCCCCCGGCATGAGGATGGGATAGCCGGCGGCGTTGGAGAGCGGATAGGCGTCGAAGTAGAACTCGAGAGCGCCGGCGGTGCGCTCGGCGGACTTGGCTGAGTCGGGTGGGCATTGGAAGGAGCCGTATCTCTGCAAGAGGGCGGCGAGGGCATTGGCCTCGGCGATCTCGGCGGGCATCTCCTGCTCGTAGAATTGCCGGCGGCCGATCTCCAGCCCGTGGGCGAAGGCACCGCCGGCGGTCAGGTGGACATTCGCGCCCTCCTTCGATTTCCAATGCTGGAATGAGACCTTGTAGGCGAGCTGTTGGCAGGACTTGAACATGGCGATCATGCTCGAGTCGACAGCCAGAGGGAAGGAGGGCCGGAAGGCATCCTTCATGCCCTGGCGGATCATCGTATCGACTTGCGAGTCTGAGGTGCTCATTCGGTAGCTTCCTGTGGTTGGTTCCAATTATCTGGGTCGCTCATGGCCTTGTCGCCGAAGAAATGCGGGCCGCAGAGACCACTGGAGGTGATGTAGCCGGAGGGGGTGCGGAGGCCGACGGCGGGTCCGCCGCCGCAGATGCCGCACTCGACCTGCCAGATGGCGACGTAGAGGTCATCCATTCTTCACCCAAAGCCAGCCAGCAAGGGCTTCGCGCGCTTGCAGCCGCATCTCGTATGCATCTTCCCCAGTAAATCCAGTGGAGGGTTCTGGATATTTTGCTATCCGTTCCAGCGCCGCGCGCAGCCGCTCGATCTCCGGCGCACGGCTGTTCCACTTCGCCAGTGCCAGATTGGCCAGATAGGCGCCGCAGTCTTGGTCAGAACACCCGTAGTGCGTCGGCCATAGCGCGCTTTCTTCAGCGCGCTCGCCGCAGAATGGGCATGCGAGCGGATTGGAGGACTTCAGCTCTGTTGGCTTGCTATCCACTGCTGTACCTCCTGCGCGGCAGCTAGGTACCGACTGCTCGGCGTTTTGGTGATCTCCTGCCCGGGCCGATACGAATCCCAAATCTCATCGCGCAGCTTCTTGGGCAGCTTGAACCAATGTTCCTTGCAGCCCCACATGCGCGGCGCGACGACTTTGGGGCATCCGGGCCAATGGCAGGTATGGTTCACGATTGGCCGCTCGATCTCTTGCACGGCCTCACAGTTCATGCAGCCTTTTCGCAAACGCCCGCAGGCTATCCTTGAGCGCCCCCGTATCAACTGGGGCGCGCTTAGCCTTGGATGCAGCCGAAGCGGCTTGGGCGCCCATGCGCGAAGCGCGGAGGTGCTGGAAGGCCTCAATCCAATCCTGAGTCGTCATCGTGCCGTTGGCTTGCTTGTCTCGCCACTGGGCGATGCGGTTCTGGATTTCAGGTGACTGTTGCATGTTCGACTCGGTCCTTGTACTCGCGCAAAAGCTTGACGATCAACGATTGATAAGCGCCGTGAGGCACCCTCATCTCAGTATCCGACCAAAGATGGACGTCCAGCCAGCCTCGAAGATCCTGCGGTATGCAGGTCTGGAGGCGGCTGGGGCGGATGATGTTAGGGGGACGTGGCATAGTCGTAGACGAGAACGGCCAGGACGGCGAAGAAGCTCCCTATGCAGATCAGTATAAGAAGGAGGGAGAGGATGTTGTCGCTATCGAGGCGCATCATATGCACTCCGTTTTATTCCGCTCAGCCCGAGGATCCGGCTTGGGGAGGAGGACTCGGTTCCGCCGGAGCCACTCCCGATTGCGGGCGACTCGCCGGCGATGCAGCCAGAGAAGCAGTTTTCCGAGCACGGCGATCCTCCTCAACGACCTTGCTATCAATCCAGGAGCGGAGCTGATCCAGGTCGATATCAGTTTGGATGTGGGAGAAGTACCAACGGAAGCGGAGACCGTCGAAGCGTTCGTCGCTCAAGAGGCCTCGATAGAGATGCTTCTCGGCGAGGCGAGCGGCGTAATCCTCGGAGGTGGACTTGGCGAGGGACTTGCGCTTGAGGGCGGCCTTCGAGTCGCGGGCAAGGGCGGCGCGCCGGAGCGCGCGGTCGAGGATGCGGGAGAGGCGGTCTTTGGGTTCCATGAGTGTATTATATTACATATAATGGGCGGACATTTCAACCCAGACAATGTATCACTTGGGGAGAGCCTCAAGTCTTATGGCCTTGTGCCTCTGTTGAGTGGGTACTCTCACATACCGGATTTGAGGCTCTCCTACTAAAAGGAAGGGCCCCATCCGGAGCCCTCCTCCGCCGGCGGGGACTCGCGATCCGCCGACTCGCTCCGGGGGAAGTGGAGCTAAGCCGCTAGGCCTCTCAGAGACTGCTTCAGCGCACTCGTATCAACGTGGGTCGCCTTGGCCGCCTTTTCCGCCTCGATCTTATCCACAATTGGCTTGATCTCGGGGTCCTGCCTGAGCTGCTGCTTCTGCAGTGGCGTCCAGTCCTTGATATGCGCTCGGACCTCCTCGGCGGTGCGCCCGGTGAACTCCATCAGGGCCTGGAGAAGCACCGAGGTCCCGCCCATGCCGCCGCCAATCCGGGCCTTGGTCCATTCTCCCGCCATGAGCCGCTCGTGCAGCCGATCCGTCGAGAGGGCCCAATCGTCGAGGTCAGCCGCGTCCTCGCCGGCGAGTTCGTCGCCGTACTTCTGCAGCCCTCCGTGCCCTGCGTACTGCAAGGCAAGCGCAGGGTTGAGCGGATAGCGCCGAGTCGTCCCATTGCGGAAGTCGAAGCGGATGGCCGCCTGGGAGATATTAGCCTTCTGCTTGTCCTCGGGGCTGAGTTCATCCCAAGGAGTCTCCCCGATCACGAAGTCTTTCTTGAACTGCTGTCCTTTCTGCCCCTCTTTCTTGGGCAGAAGGAACTCTACCTTCCGTCCATCCTCCATCTCAACCGTCTCGGTCTCTCGCTTCGCTTTGGCAGTCTGCTGCCCGTTGGTTGTCTGTGCGGTCTCAGCCATTTTCTTCTCCTCACTACTGGTTGCCGAGCATTTGGAAATGGGCGCTCGGCGGTATTCCCATGTCGCTATGGATTGTACGCGCCCGAAACGGGCCGATCAATCCAGTCATCCATTGTCTTCCTCACCCTCCGGCTCGCTCTCGAAAGTCTCGTTGAAGCCGAAGGGAGAGGATTCGTCGTCGTCTGCCTGGAGGTCGGCGCACCAGTCAATCTTCTCCCCCCAATTCCAAGCCTCCTCCCCCTCCTCATGGGGGGCCTTCTTCTTCCAGGAAGCTATTACAGCGAGAGCGATGATGCTGAGGAGGAGTAAGCTGTAGAGGGGAGGCTCGGGGACGCCGGCGATCGGACCGGCGGCGGGCCCTTGGATCACCAGCCCCGGGCTGGCCTGCAGCCAGACTTCCCCCTCCCCATCCAGGGCTATGCTTGAGCCGAATGCTCCGGCAGAGCCGGCGAGGTTGAGTGGGCTGTCCGAAGAGAAGAGCAAATCCGAGCCTGGGGCGGGCTGGAGGAGATAAGATTGGCCGCCGACCCAGAGCTGGAGGGAGAACCAGCTGGCGGTGTTGGATAGATCCATCGAGAAGGGAGCGGGTGGATCGGGGCTGAGGGCGTAGCCGCTGGGGGTGAAGTCGTATGTCTGATTCATCTTGTTCTCCTCAGAACGGAATAACGGACGAATCTGCCTTCTCAATCTCTTCGAGAGGCATCTCGCCGCATTGCGTCTCATAGATCGGCTGTTCAATCATCTTGGTTCCGACCTGGATGCGCCTGCAGAGAGTGCTGGCGAAGTACATCCAGATACGAGCGTACTCGTCGTCGGCGCGCCAGTAGGTGGAGAATGTTCCGTCCTTGCGATCGGAGGGGAAGCTGTCATTCTTGAATCCTGCCCTTCGAAGCTCTCGCCAGACCTTCGTCAGCATCTCAGGACTGCCAGCGATGTTGAGGTCTATTCCTCCATCGTTCAGATTGAAACTCGGCTCAAGGCCGAACTCTTCCAGCTTGCTAAATAGCCCTGGGAAGCTATTGACTGTAGCTTGCCAAGCCTTCAACCGTCTCTGGGCGAGTTGCTTGGCTTCCAGCAGACGAAGAAGGATCTTGGCTGGTGAATCATCCAAGATGTTTATATCGACCGAGATCTGGTTCATTTACCTCTCCTAATTCCGTAGGTCAGTGATTGTTTGGCTCGA